TTAAGATAGAAAAGTACAACTCTGAGTTTGATGGTTACTGGGTAGTACAGGATGCACGACATTCCATCAACGTAGAAAGTTACATGACGTATCTTCACATCAAAACTGATTCTACAAATGCTTCACCTTTATCCACAAAGTCAGGTAACTCTTTTGTTGCCCCGCCAAAAGCAGCACTTCGGGATAAGACATGGGTTACTGCACAAGAAGTTGCCTATGTCTACTAACATTCACAGAGCAATTGTTTCGTACTCAAATGCTAGTACTGGCGAAATTAAAGTTCGCATACCAGCCAAGTTTGATTCCAATACAACTCTAGATATATCTCCCATTGCACGATCAGCAATTGGTGGAGTATGGCCTGTACCTACTGTCAATTCACAGATTGTAATAGCAAGTGATGATGACACCTATACCAATGTGTTTTGGCTTCAAACACAACCAGGAGCAGTATGACAACTATTAAAACCCCATTCTCTATTGCTTCTTCTGGAAAAGTATCTAACGAAACTGACTTAGAGAAATCAATTGGGCAAAAGATACAAGACTATGTATTAACCCAGCAGTTTGAACGACCTATGAATTATGCGTATGGAGGCAATAGTCAAACATTGGTATTTGAAGATTACGACTCTTTAGTATTCTCAGAATACAAATTAGAAGTAAATAATGGTTTGATTGCCAATGTTTCTGGAGTTAGGATTGTAGATATCCGACTAATAGAACCAGCAATAGGCAGCAACATTTCAAATAACGCTATGATGGTTGAGGTATTGTTCTCAGTTCCCCCTACAAACACTGTTACCAGTACACGGTTTAATCTAGTATCCCCACTATCCCTTACCGAGGAAACAACACTATGACCACATTTGATTACACTAGTAGGGATTATTTCTCAATCAAAGAAGATCTTTTAGCCCGAGCATCTGCCGTACTGCCAGAGTGGACATCCCGTGATGCTTCCGACTTTGGAATGCTTCTTGTTGACCTTTGGGCGTATATGGGTGATGTGCTTCACTACTACATTGACCGTGCTGCTCAAGAAGCGTTTTTGTCAACAGCAACTCAACGCTCTAGTATCTTAGCAATTGCTAGTTTGCTTGACTACACACCTACAGGAAGAACTCCTGCTACTGCGTCTATTACACTAAATGCTACAAACTCAGCGGCAACAGATGCTTCCCCAATACTTATTCCAAGATACACCAGGTTTATAGCAAACCCACTTATTAGTGGTGCTGATGATGTTGTATTTACAAGCAATCGCCCTATTGCCTTTAATCAATCTGGAACTGCAATTGAAAATTACACTACTTATGCTAAGTCTGCAAATGCATTAGTAACCCTTACTGAGGGAGAAATCTTTACTCAATCGTTTACTAGTGATGGGTTAGCAGGCCAAAGGTTTACACTAAACAAAACTGGAGTAGTCACACAATCTGTTTCTGTAACTGTCAGTGAAGGAGCAGGTGGCACAACCGTTGATTACTCTTTAGTAGATAGGTTTATTGACGCAACAAACACAGACAATGTTTTTTCCCTTGTTCTTAACTCTGATGATTCTTCAACAGTAGTTTTTGGTAATGGTGTTTATGGAAAAATACCTACAGTTAACGCAACTGTTTCTGTTTACTATCGTCGCTCCCGTGGTAGTGCTGGAAACGTAGATGCTAATACAATTACCGAATTTGAGTCTTTAACTAATACACTTGGACCCCCATATGATGGAATTGTTATTACCCCAAACACCATCAAAGCATCTGGTGGAACTAACAGCGAAAGTATTAGTTCTTTACAACTAAACATTCCTGCATCGTTCCGTTCACAAGATAGAGCAGTATCTATTCAAGATTACCGTGATTTAACTTTGCGAGTTCCTGGAGTTTCCAAATCAACTGCAAATGTTGTAACTGGCGCTACCGCTAAAACTGGGTACATTACAAACAAAGCACTTACTGCCAATGTTGCAACATTGACAACAGGTGCTGCACATGGTTTAACTGTGGGGGAAACTATTGCGGTATTTAATGTAGATGACACATTTGATGGAACATATACAGTCAAAACTGGATCTAGTGGAACTAGTTTATTGTATGATTTAGTTTCTGCAAGTGTTGCATCAGCATCAGTATCTTCTGTTGCATCTTACCGAAATGCACAAATTAAAATCTATGCACTATCCGATCAAGCGGTTTACGATGGTACTTTAGTAACTAGTCCAACAACAAGTCCATTGTTGCTGGACAATGAGTATCGTGATTCAATTTATAGTTATATTGAACCCCGTCAAATGGTAGGGGTAAACACAGTAGTAATGCCAAGTGTGGCGCTAACTTCTGCAAAGGTAACTATTACTTTAAATATCCTAAATACTTATGTTCAGGCAAGTGTGATTGACTTAGTAACAACTGCCATTAAATCATTACTATCTTTTGACAATGTAACTTTTGGTCAAACCATATCGCTGGGCACATTGTACCGAGCAATTATTGATATTGATGGTGTGGATTACGTTACGGTAGATAGGTTCACTACAGGATCTTCCGCAGTGATTGACACCATCGGATTGACTCCTGTGGTTAAGGGTGTGCAAGCGGCAACTAACAATCTGTTATTGCTTTCAGAATTAGTTATTAATGCCAGCGGTGGGGTTGTCTAAAGATGGCATATACCTCCTTTAGACTTCGCCGTGCTGATCTTGGTGGTAGCCCCGATGCTAACCCGTTTGGTTCTTACGTCCGTGGAGATGAAACAACTACTCCAGTTGGACAAACACGCTTAGATTCTGACTCTGCACTACGTGCTGATAGTTTTATACAGGCAAGCACTGCCCTTGTCACTACTGTTGAGTTTACAGCAACTGCAACTGACTATGACACAGTGCTATTGACATGGTCTTCATTTACAATTACTGACAAAGCACTGATCGCAGTAGGGGAAACAAAACCATTTGAAGTAGTTATTGTTTACTCTCCAACTGGATTTCCTGAAACTGTTGCCGATGGCATCATCATCAAAACACAAAAGCATTTTGATGATAACTACTCAGTAGAGCACGTCAAATCTTATGAGTATTCTCAAGGTGTGTGGGCGTACTATTCTTTGTTCATCCACTGGAACCAAAATGGAAGTGGTAACACTGGAGTAAGTTGGTACGAGCGAATGGCAACATTACAAGAACTTGTTCCAAATGACTACGGTTCTTATGAACAACTTTGGAATAGAATCCCAGCACAATACCGAACGGGGGATACCTCTGGGGCGGCACTAGACCCGTCTGGTTTGGGGCGTGGGCAACTCTCTAGATTCCTTAGCATCTTTAGTTTTGAATTAGATAAAACAAGGTCATTAATTGATTCAGTAATGACACAATATGATCCAGAACATAATGAATCACAATCTATTGACGCACTAGCAGATATGTTTGCTTTAGAAGTAACTTCAGCAGACATTGGTACTTCTCGTGTTCGGCAATTACTCCAAGACATTGGGTACTACCGACAACAAAAAGGAACAGTCAATTCAATTAAGCAATACATTACAGCCGTTAGTGGTTGCCAGGTAGATGTAGTTGAAGCACCAGTGTCACCAAAATATACATTTCGTGTATACGCAGAAAAAGTAAACCTTGTTGCCGATTCTTTGTTTGTAATTACTTCTGGATCTAAGAAATGGGCATTTAGTTCCTCAAGCGCTTCTTGCACGTATACAAAATCTGGAGAAAACTTACTTATAACCAACACAAGTTCTGCATCTGCACAATTTGCGCTTACATCATTAGTTGCAGTTCCTGTAGCGTCTACAGTAGAGTACTGGTCATCAGCAAAAGTATTGGGTAATGGTGTTGTGCATGGTTCTCAATGGTCAGCATCAGCATCATGGACAACTTGGAACACAGCATCACAGTTAAGTACAGCAGGTGTTTCTTCAACGCTTTCTCCAGTGGATCGCAAAGTCATTAAAATGCCAATTCAATCAACAACTGTTTCTAGGTATCCTGTAATGCTTTTTTCTTTAGCGGCAGGACAAAGTACTACGGTGTCTCAATGGATGGTTGAACCAGGAAAGTATGGAGAATT